CCCATCAGGCCCGCCGCGTGCGGGCTTTTTCATGCCAGGAGAAAACATGGCCAAGACTACCGATAAGCCCGCCGCCGATCAGTCGCCGGCGGCGGATCTGCTGTTGAAGTTCCGCGACACGGTTTACACGTCGCGCACCCTGATCATCCCTGAAATCGGCCGTGAGTTGCTGGTGGCCAAGGGCGTCGTCGAGGTGCCGGCGTCCGATGAGCAGGCCCTGAGCTACCTGAAGGGCAACGAAGAATTCAAGCCCCTGGAGTGAGTTAGATGATCGGAATGGATCGCCACACCGGCCAACCCATCTCCGGCATCGAGCATCTGCGGCAGTCCATGGCCGACGTCCTGGGCACACCGCTGGGCAGTCGTCGGCAGCGTCCGGAATACGGCAGCAAACTCCGCGCCTATGTCGATCTGCCGGTGAATGCCGGCTGGAAAAGCTCGGTTCAAGCGGAGGCGGCCAGGGCCTTGGGTCGCTGGGAGCCGCGCCTGAAGCTGGAGAGCGTGCGCGTGCTGGCGGTGGTGGGTGGAAAAATAGACCTGAGTATTGCCGGTGAATTCCTCGGCGACCGCTTTCTACTGGAGGTGAGCCTATGAGTGCCTTGGATCTGCCGGCGCTGCCGGCGCCGGAGGTGCTGGAGCCCCTCGACTTCGAAGAAGTCTATGAGGAAGACCTAGGCACGTTCCGCAGTTACATGGGCGACAACTGGACGGCGACGCTGGAAAGCGACCCGGTCACCAAGGTGCTGGAGGTGGGGGCTTACAACAAAGTCGGCAACCGCGCCCGGGTCAACGATGCCGCCAAGGCCCTGTTACTGGCGCATGCGATCGGCAATGACTTGGACCACTTGGGGGCGAATTACAGCCTGAAGCGCCTGGTGATCCAGGCCGAGGATCTGACAGCGGTGCCGCCGGTGCCGGAGGTCAAGGAAAAGGACGATCCGTTTCGCGAGCGCATCCAGTTGGCCTTTGAGGGGCTGACCACGGCAGGGCCGCGTAACAGCTACATCCTGCATGCGCGAAACGCCTCGGGGCTGGTGGTGGACGCCACGGCGGAAAGCCCGTCACCGTGTTGCGTTACGGTAACGGTGCTGAGTTCGGAAGGGGAAGGGGTGGCCAGCCCTGAACTGTTGGCCACCGTGGCGACCGAGCTGAATGATGAGGACGTTCGGCCGCTCACGGACTTTGTGACCGTGCAAAGTGCCGAGATTATCCACTATCAAATCAACGCCATTTTGCACATGAACGGCGCCGGGCCCGAGGGTGACGCCAGTCTGGCGGAAGCCATCAAGCGCTTGGCGGCGTGGATCAATCCACGCAAACGGCTGGGCGTCGAGGTCGCGCGCTCGGCAGTAGACGCGCAGTTGCACGTCGCCGGCGTTTCCCGGGTGGAATTGACGGGATGGGTCGACCTGGCCCCGACCAAGGCGCAGGCGGCGTTTTGCACTGACTATGACGTGGTGCTGGCGGGGTCGTCATGAAAAGCCTGCTGCCGAGCAATAGCACGCAACTGGAGCGCGCGCTGGAGGCGGGGATTTACGAGCGCACGATTATCCCGCTGCGCACCCTCTACAACGCTCAAACCTGCCCGGCTCATTTGCTGCCCCACTTGGCGTGGGCGTGGTCGGTCGATCGCTGGGACTATCGATGGTCGGAGGCGACCAAGCGATCGGCCATCAAGGCGTCTTATTTCATCCATGCCCACAAGGGGACCATCGGCGCGTTGCGCCGCGTGGTCGAGCCCTTGGGCTACCTGATCGAAGTGGTCGAATGGTTCAACACCGTGCCGACAGGTGTGCCGGGCACTTTCGCGCTGAAGGTGGGTGTGCTGGACACCGGGATCAGCGAGGAGATGTATCAGGAGCTGGAGCGCCTGATCGACGACGCCAAGCCTGTTACCCGGCACCTATCGGGGTTGGCCATCAGCTTGGCAACCTCCGGCAATTGCTACCTAGGCGTTTCCGTCACGGACGGTGACGAAATTGATGTTTACCCGCCGCAACCGAGAGACATTGAAGTCTCTGGGGTGATTGGTCGTGGTGGGCGAGAACACACAATCGACACTCTGGATGTTTACCCATGATCGACCAGAACTCTCAGTTTTTCGCCATCCTGACCAATGTCGGCGCGGCCAAGCAGGCCAACGCCGATGCGTTGGGCATTGCATGGAAAATCACGCAAATGGGCGTGGGCGATGCCAACAATACCGACCCGCTGCCCTCTGCCGCACAGACGGCCCTGATCAATGAGTGGCGGCGGGCGCCGCTGAATCAGCTCAAGGTCGACCCGAATAATGCGGCGATCATCATCGCCGAGCAGGTCATTCCTGCCGACGTCGGCGGTCACTGGATTCGCGAAATCGGCCTTTATGACGCCGATGGCGACTTGGTCGCGGTGGCCAATTGTGCGCCATCGTTCAAGCCACTGCTGAATCAGGGCTCAGGCCGCACGCAGGTCGTGCGGATGAACCTGCAGGTCAGTAACGCGTCCAGCGTCGAGCTTAAGATTGATCCCAGTGTGGTGCTGGCGACCCGGGCGTATGTGGATCAAAAGGTCCTTGAGGAACTGAACAAGCAGGACTTCAAGCACTCGGTGCTGGTGGCCACCACGGGACCGATTGCCCTGAACGGTTTGCAGACCATCGACGGCGTCGCGGTGCCGGCTGGAAAACGGGTGTTGGTCAAGGATCAGGCGGCGAGCAAAGACAACGGCCCCTACGTTGCTGCTGCTGGGGCTTGGGTGCGTGCCGACGACGCCGATGTCAGCGTGGAGATGACGCCAGGCCTGTTTGTTCACGTCGAACAAGGTGCGGTCAACAGTGACAGCGTCTGGCAACTGACCACCGATGCGCCGATTATCCTGGGCACCGCGTCGCTGACTTTCGAAGTGGTCGTAGGCCGTACCGGTGTCACCGCCGGAACTTACCGCAGTGTGACGGTCGATAAAAACGGTCGAGTGATGGGCGGCACCAACCCGACAACCGTGGCGGGGTATGGCATTACGGATGCTGTCACTAAGTCAGTGATTGTTTCTGTCGCGGCTTCCAAGGCGCTGGCGGTTAATGAGTTGGGGGTGGTCCTGATTGACGCCACTGCTGCACCGGTGACCGTGACGCTGCCGGCCGCTGATGCGGGCTTGGGGGGTCGGGACGTCATTGTTCGACGCACGGACAACGGCGGTAATCGCCTGGTTATCCAGGCGGCGGGTACTGACAAGATCAAATTCCATACGCATTTGCGTGCGGAGGGCTATCCGTTCTTTGTGCTGATGGGGGCTGGGGACTATTGGCGCCTGCGCAGCGATGGGGCGGGCAGTTGGTATCCGATTGGGCGTTTTGATGGAACGCCCTTGGGGCGTCCGGTGTTCGAAACCACCACCGCGTTCTCTCCGGGCGGCTGGGCGGGCATTAACGGGTTTATCTACAACCGTGCCGAATGGCCGTGGGTATGGGACCACGCACAAGACTCGGGCATGCTGACCACCGAAGCGTTGCGCGTCGGAAATGAGGGTAAGTGGACCTCCGGGGATGGTGTCGGAACCTTCCGCAGCCCAGAAGGACGCGGGGCGTTTCCACGGATTCTTTCAGAGGGTTCCGCCATTGATACGGGTCGGGGCGGCGGTACGTCGCAGGCGCCCTCCAACTTGTCGCACTCCCACACCTCGACTCGCTCGGGCTTTATGTCCAACGAGTACCCGAATATCCAGACCTACCACGGTACAACCTCTGCCGGGCAGGCTTCCTTTGCCGGCGAATCGGTCCAGATGAACTCGACGGCCTTGAGCGGGGGAGCTGAAAGCCGTCCTTACAACATTGCCTATCCTGGCCGACTGAAAATGATCTGAGGTGTCTATGAGCGCGATTTACCTGGCTGTTATGGACGGCATTCTTGTTGGTCCTGTCACGCTGCAGGAGGTGCCCGGTATCGGCTACCAGATGCCAGAAAACGGCATCGAGTTCGACGAAGAGCTTGCCGCGCCAGCGGCGGGCTATGTATGGGCGCTGGTGGGAGGTGCTGCGGTGCAGCTGG